ACGCAGAATACGTAGTAGTATTTACCACTACACCGGCCATCGTTTTTAAGGTCAAAGTGTCTGCCGTAGGCGTGGTATTCACCAAATAGTGTTGGTCGTTAATTTGGGTCATCCCGGCAACTTGGTCGATGAAAACTTCGTCGCCGACTGACCGACCATGGCCGATACAGGTAACCACACCCGGGTTGGCTTGGGTAATTCCAGTAATGTTTTTAGCAACGGTAAAAGGGTCTGCCGTTCGGGTATACCGGGCTAAACTCCAACTGGTATGCCCGGAGCGGGTGAGTTTCCGGGGTTCATAAAATTGGTGGTCGATGTACATCGTATCGGCGTTCTGGGTAAACTGGAGTTTTGCCATATCGGCTTCCAGATATGGTGTCTTTATTTCATAAATCCGGTTAGCGACACCCCCAGAACTATAGGCCGTATAACCGGTCGAATTGACATCCACCCCCCAGATATCCGTAATGTCTACATCATTAACGCCTACGACCGTTTTTACTAGGTAAGATTTTCCGTTTAACTGAGTCATCCCGTTGACGTTGTTGACGAAAAATTCATCGCCCACCGACATCCCGTGCCCGGGAATCGTTAAACGACAAAGCGCCCCTTGGGTCGCTCCGGTAATGGTTTTATTGGCTTCGGTAATGATATTGTTGTCTTTGTAAAATCGGAAGTATTGGTCGGTAACCTCAATCAGATAGGCTTGGGTATCGTTAAACTGAAACGGGATGAACCGGGCTTTTTTATTGCGCCGTGTATAATGGACAAACATCATCCCCGGACGATACCGGGCAGGGCCTTGAGGGATTACAAACCAATTTTGGGCCCGGGCTACCCCACGCTTAAAGGTCGGTAGGTCGGTACGCCCGTACATTACCGGGGCCAGTTCGCCCCCAACAAGGTTTGCAATGGCTGCGTTAGTCGTCGTCATCAGTCAAGCACCGTGTACCGGTCAGCCACGTTGGAGCTGACGCCGGAACGCCGGGCGTTGAGATACTTGCTCCGTTGGATGCGACGTGGCGGACGCTCTTGTCCGTCTACCGAAACCGCTTTGGCCAAGTCTAATTTGAGCAAGGCGTTGATTTGTTCGACCACCCCTTTTTTCAGGGTGAATTTATAAGCCAATCGAAGGGCCAATGTTAAAACTACGATGTTCTTAAACAGCACATCCCATTGCTGAATGTCTGTAACATCGGAAATGTATCGAAGGGTAATCGAACTGCCGCCACCGTTGTTTAACAGGATGTAACGCCCTTCAATGTCATAATCCTGTTCCTGTGCGACTTCGATATCTCCCTGAATCGAAAGCACCCGAAGACAGTCATTCGGGAGCGTGTACTTATCGTCAAAATCAAATTCAGGGTCTCCGGCCCGGGTGATGGTTGCCCGTTTTTTGGCAAAATTCCAAACGTATTCTCGTAGAAGCATTTGGCGAACTTGGTCGTACCACCGGGCACATATTTCCTCTTCCGGAGTCGTCGGCGCATCAATACTGGTAATTGGCGGTTGACTCAGATGGTCAAGCGCCAAATTCACAATATCAACAGGGGCCAACGGTAAACTCATTCCATCCTCCGAAAAAGTGGGTGCAAGGCACCGGAAACCGATGCCTTGCTTTCCACCCTATTAACCTTGTGCGAACAGCGCCAAAACGGAAATGGTACCGGCAGCTGTACCAGCCGTATCAGCGGTGAACACCAAGTCATAGGCTTCCAACTTGTTGGTGATGTCGTGCCCTGCGTGTTCAAACAGACGCTTACCGTAGTTCTCAATCGCTACAGCGGCCATCCCGTCTTTGGCAGTTTTCGGGTTCAAAGAAGCCGCAGCTACCGACATATCCATACCGGCAGCAAACGCATCTTTGTTAATCACGGCTCCGAGGTCAGGCTTATAAAGTCCTAACCCGTAATCGGTTCCTGCCGTAAGCGCATCGTTACCAACAAACAACCCCAAAGGAATCAGGTTGGGGTCCAGGTTCTTAAAGACCCGGTATTTCGACCCGTCATCGTCAGCGGCCGCAACCTCGAAAGTTGCGTACATCGCGTGAACTTGGGCTCCGTGGGCGTTAATGGCTTTCAGGAGTTTGTTCACAACGTTTCCACTGATATTGGAGTCGGTGTATTTATCTTGTACAGCCATTGAATGGCCCTCCAATCTCTTAAAACAGTAATGCTACAAAGGGGTAGACCGAAGCCCCCGGCAAAACCGGGGGCTAACGGGGTTTAGTCGGTGGTCGTGAACTTCTGGACCAACTTGCCTTCAGTTCGGACGGCACCCAAGATTCCAGTCACCTGGATTTGCTTGGTATCCACGTAATCCGGACGATCTTTGACGGTGACCTTCCAACCACGCGCAACACCGACGGCGATGCCACCTTGTGCCAGCGCAACGCAGGAACGGACCCCGCCGGAAACCGACAGAACCGGTTTACGGGCAGATGCACCGAACTTAACAAGGTCCAGACCAACAGCATTCTGAATCTCGCCTTTCTCCAAAGCGAACTGCCGGGAATAATCTCCGGAAGTCAACTGAGAGATTTGCAACATTGCAGTATGTTCGTCGCCGGAAATGCACAGGGTTTTCTTAACGGGCATATCGTTGCCGACTTCGCCGTCAATCCAGTTTTGCTGGACTTCAAGCAATTTGGCAAGCGTTACACCGGCCGTGGCATTTACGGTCAAACCGCCGTCGGATGCAAACGTAACAGTCGTTTCAAAGTCACGACCGGTTTGGACATCGGCAAACGCGGCTTCAACGGCAACGCGGTCGAAAACCCGTTCCATTGCGCGGGTGCAAGCTTCCGCCAACTGAGAAGTCGGTTCGGTCAGCATCGCTTCCACGTCCATCTCATCGATAGGGATGGTTACGACAAACCGACGCCGAACAATCTTGCGACGGAAAAACTCGATGTCGTCAAACTGGGTTTGGTTGAAACGGCCGGTCAGTTCACGGGCTTCCACGTCCCCAAGACCGTCATACGCAAATCTATCACCTTTGATGGGCAGAACCATCACGACGGGCCGCAGCCGGGCTTTCATCTGCTGCGCCTTAACGTGCATTCTGTCCGTAAATTGGGTGATAAGCTGCGTGTCAATGGTTTCCATTGGCATAGCAAAGCACTCCTACTCTTAAGACTTATTCGGATACAGAACTTTTGCGGCGCACTACCCGTTACTACGGATGCCCCTTGCAGAATTGACTGCCTTCAGACGGACACCTTATCCACGCATTTTTAAGATGCTACCCGTCAACTCTCTACGGCAATTATAAAGCCGGTTGCTTGAATCTGGCAACCGGCTTTGTTATATTTATGAACTTTATTATTTTTTCGGCAAACTGGCGTACAGGCTTTTCACTTTGGCTTTAACCGCTTCGTGCTGCGGGTGCGTCGGGTCGTTGTACTCCGGTGTAGTCATCAGTTTGATACCTTCGGCCCGAATTTCCGCTTCAGACCGTGCCGTCGTGCCGATGGTGTCTTTATTGAACCCACCGTCTTCTTTGATATATTTGGTATTCACCCCATCCAACACAGCCGCGATTAACGCCAAAGTTTTGGAATCGGCCGACTTAATCATCGGTTTTAATTCAGCCGGAAGCGTCTCTTCCATTAACTTTCGACCGATATCCTGAACCCCTTCGGCCCGTTCCCCGAAAAATTCTTTGAAGTGTTTTTCGTAATCCAACTGCATTTCTTTTTGGGCGCTAATCGCTTGGTTGAAAAACTCTTTATTGTGCTTGATGTACAGTAAATCGTATTCATTCACCAACTCTTGGGCCTGTTTTGCCGTCAGCCCTTTGGAGTGTAACAGGGACTTTACGTCTTTGATGAACTCGTCAGACTGTCCGGCTTTAATGAATTCACCAATGGGCTTATCCTCTTCCGGCAACTCAAGGTCTTTAAACTCGTACCCATCCGGAGTTTCGGGCCGACCCAACGCATTGTAAAACTTGTCCCACTCTTCTTTCGGGGCATCTGGCTTCGGAGCCCCATCTACCCGCTGACCGAGTTTGGTTTGCAAACCTTCAAAGTCTTTGAAAAACCGTTCAGTCGGATTTTCGGCTTTCAGAATGTCTTGCATCCAAGGCTTCTCTTTTAATTCAGCCGGAACGTGTTTCTCCCACTCAATAGCCGGAGGTGTTTCAGCCGGGGTTGCGGCTGCGGCCGCTGCGGCTTCCGGGTCAAAATCGGGTGTCGTGCTAGGGGTGTCTACAATGGTAGTCGCTCCCCCAGTACTCCCGCCGGTTCCTCCGGCACCGCCATCCCCACCACCGTCATCCGGGGCAAAGAATATCCGCATTGTGCGGAAGTCAAATGCGCTATTCGTCTTCGTCGTCTTCATCTTCAGGGGCTGCCTCCAAGTTGAACTCTATCTTTACTAACATTTTTGGCGGAATCCATTTCCGAAGGTCCAGATATAGGTTCCGCCGGGCTTCGTTGTACACGGTGTTATCGGTTAAAATCTTGGTGGTTTGGGGGTCTACATTAATACTGGGAGTGTGAAAGCCACATTGAGCCATTAAATACCGGATTACATCTCGCCCGGCTTCAGTGTTAGCGACTCGAATAAAGGAATTACGCAGTCGCTTTTTTGCCGCGATGCGTTGTTTCTCTTTTTCGTTTTGAGGCTTTTTCGGTGTATCCGTCATTACGCCGCCTGTTGGTCATCCCCCGTCAAGCCCGCCATCTGGCCTGCTTGGGCCACATTCCGCATTGCTTCAGACTCTTCACGTTGCGCGGCCAACTCTTCGGCCCGCGCTTGTGCTTCTGCCCGTGCTTGGCGGATTTTACGGACCGTATCCAAATCCCGAATAATCCGAGACGGAGCCCCGGTAAGGGTTTGAACACTTCGCATAATCTCATCGGTATCCAGGTTATCCAGTACTTCCGGCTGAACCCCGGCCACGGTAACAGCAAAATTGACGGTCCGTTCAATACCCATCAACTCTTCGGTCTGCATAATCCGGGCCGCCGGGCTAATGAATGTAACTTTGTAAACGTCTTTACCGTCAAGCATAAGGTCTGCCACTTTATCCGGAATATAGGTCGGCATACCACCCTCTTCCAGAATCATCCGCTCTTCAACGGAGCCCCGAACAACACCAAAGAGACCTTTTCGCAACAGGATGTTGAACACCCGCTCAATTAGCGGCAGAAAGACTTCTGCGATTTGACGGGAAAAAGTACTGCCCAAAGTCTGGCCGCGAAGGTTGTCACGCACGCTGGTTTCGTATGCGGTCATCCGTTGTTCGTTGTTGAAGTCCATCAACCGGTCAATCATAAAGTGGTTCCGGATATTTTCGGTCAACTCCGTAATCCGGGCGTAAGTACTGTTCAACTCTCCGACCGTCACCAATGGCTCCACCGGTTTGGACCCGGCACTACCCAAACGCCCGGATACGCTAAACGTGTTGATGGCTCCGGCAGAGGTGTCAATCACCCCGCCTCCTAAAGTGCCATCATCAAACACGGCCAACGGTGGGTCGAGACTTTTCTCAATGGCGATAATTGAAGCTTCCCGAATAGCGTTAATTTCAAGGATATCCGGCAGCCCTTCCATCGCAGGAGAACGACCGTACTTCTCATTCATCGCCTTCCAAAACCGAGATACAAAAACCGGCATCTCAGTGAAGCCGGATTCTTTCAGAACTTTTTGCGTTGCAAGTTCAATGTGAATAGAAGCAACCGGCATATTCGCAGCGCCATAGCTGTACGGGTCACGTTCCATTCGGGGTTCAATGGCGTGCAAAACTTTGACCTTTTCATCGCACATCCCCTTATCCCACTTCTCTTGATTCGGTCGAGACAAGCTTTCATACCCATACTCTTGAATCATCTGTCGCAAAGTCAGTTCTTTTTCAATGTAAACCGTATCGACAAACCCGTCCCGTCCTTCATCGACGGCAATCTTCTTAACGTCAACAGCGGTAAACTGAACCGGAACATCCAGGTCTTCAGTTTCAAAAGCGGCGATACCGGAAATACCGAAGACACATTGGTCC